TGTTTTAGTCCAAGCTATTGTATAAGTTGAATGCACTGCGTCACCTGCAAATGTTACAGAACTTACATTTTTGCCTGTAATTATTTGAGCCTGTGCGTTACTAAAAAAAGTAACATATGCAGCATTTATGCCGTCCATTTTTGGCGCACCTTCTTGTTGTTCTGCTATTGCTAAAAAATTACCTTGTATTTGATTCAGTTGAGTTGATGTTAGTTTTGAACCAAAAGCAAAAGTCAAATCTGTAAAAGCCATGATATTATGCTAACACAGACACAGTATTGTTTAAAGTTCCAATATCTGGGTCATCAAGCTCAAATGCCGATATGTTGGCAATTGCTATACCATGACCAACAGACAGCTCTAATGTTTGTTCGTTCTTTTCAATATCAATATCTTCTGCTATAAGAGTGTAAGGTTGGTCAAATAATTCTATTTCATCAATATTTACAAAGATTATATCTCCCAATTGTTGTTGTAAATATTTGATTGGCGTTTTTATGCTTAAAGCAACTTCTGGTTCTTTACGTCTAAATACTATTCTGTCACCTAAGTTTGCTGCTCCTGCTGTATCAACATACCAGATTAGGTTTGAAGTCGGTTGTTTTCTGATAACCTCATAAGAGTTTATAGATGCTGTGTTATCTCTTGTAACAGTTGACTTAGGACCAATGATTGCATTTGACTGAACAGCAAAAGATACAGGAACTGTATATCTATTACACATGTCATAAGCATCACCTTTTGCTTGGAAAGAGATTATGTCGCTAGCTGACACAACTGCACTAAAACTATTTGTGCCAACAAGATTACGTCTAAAGTATATTTTATTGTTAGCCTCGACATATATTGCTGAATCAGTAAGCTCTGCAATGCCTTGTAAAGCTTCAACATAATTTGTTCCATAAGGGAAAAATCCTTGTACGACAATTGATTCAGACCCTAATGTATTTTTCCAGTCTACCCAAGACTCATATTGTATATCAGTATTAGCAGTTGATGTTGTGCCATCTAAACCAGCTCCATAAGAATTTGCAGTCAATATTGTAAATGTTAAATCGGCTGGATTATAATTAGAACCTACAAATGATGCTCCCTGTTGTGATGTAGTATCAGTAGAAACAAACACTTGCGATAGTATGTCCATCTGATTTTTGAAACCTAGTCTTACTGTAGATTTATCATAATCTGCATTTATGAGAAAACCTTTGCCAATACAACCAAAATCAGTAAACGAAGGATTAAATTTATATCCATATGTAATCTCACCTTGACTTCTGAAGTTAGTTCTGTTCTGAACAATGTCATTCATCAACTGTGACGCATTTTCAAGCGTAATACTAAATGGTTTACCAACTACATCTTTGTATGCTCTTTTTACTTTGGGAAATTTAATGACTCTGTCAGAAAAATCACTATTGTTAAAAGTAAATTGCCTTACTATAGAACGAGGATTTGTTGATGCTTGTTGTTCTAAAAAGAATGGTGTAAGTTCATGACCAAGTCTACATACTGACCTTACAACTGTTGCTAAGTCAATTGAGCCTACTTCTGTGGCTAAATCGACACCAGTCATGTCAATTGTTTCTGCTAATCCTGGTATAGTTATTGAGCCGACTGTTGTTTCAAAGTCAACTCCGTCCATATCCATTATTGGTGCTGTAATTAATCCATAAAGTTGATATGGATTTCTTCTCCAAACATCATCACGAATAGTTTTATGCTGTGGATTTAATGGAAGATAATGTTGAAACCCAGCTTGTCTTTGGATAGATGCAAATCTGCCTAGCATAATTTAATTATATACTATGATTTAGAATTGAGTAATTTCAAATGGTATAGTTGCTGTTGTTCCAGAACTTTTTACAATAGTGATACTGAATCCTTTGTTTGTGTGCATTGGTGGTACATAAAACATTGGCTCAGTTTGCACACCAGAAAAATTATCTCTTGTAACAACCTTATTACCAGAAGCTACAATTGTGCAATTATTTACACTAATATTATAATTTGCTCCAGAAACTAATGGAGTTAAATCTATTAATGCAGAATAAACACCTGCAACTGCTGTGCTGAAAACATGGCTAGTTGCACTTACTGCTACTGCCCCTGTGGCTACGACTGTCTGTGGCATTATTTATCTCCTAAATCATTATCCCATATTGCTTTAAGTTCTTCAACTGTAGAAGCTGATTCTATTTCTTCTTTTGCTGGGAAATCTCTTAATTTATTTTTTGTTGCTACTATTGCAGAAGTATCATCTCCTGCTTCTTGTGCTCTCATGTATTGAATATCTAATTCTTCTAATTTAGGTTTTCTTGCCCTTCTTATTTTATCTCTCCAGACATCTTTAGCAAGTGTCATATCTACTGTTGGATTCATGTCTTTATCACATGCCCAAGCATTTCTAAATTCGTTATCAAGCTCATCAAGGTCTGTTCTATCAATTATTTTTGCACCTTCTGGACAATCTTTTTCAGCTATCTGTTCAACTGTTAGTCCACAGTTTTCTGCTGGTACACATACTGCCATGATTCCATTTTCTTGATTGTAAATAATAACCTTACCCATATATTACCCCTTTGGATATTTGTCTTTTACTTTTTTAATTTCAGCTTTCCAATTATCTATGTCATGGTATATCATATCTAACTGTTCTTCCCAACTACCTACATCTTTTAAGTAAGCTAGTTGCCTATCTCTTTGATATTGCTTTGCATCATAATCTGTTTGAAGCTCTGCTTGTTTTGCAGTTATCTGGTCATTGGTAATATTATTTGGGTTACCATCATGCCATGTAATACCATCTAAACTTTCGCCATTTACACTTACTTGTGCATTTGGGTCTAAAGCTAAAATTGCCGATATTATATCTGCCATAATTTATCTCCTTTTATCCTGCTATCTCCATAGCTGTAATTACAGATGTAAATCTACCTGTTATAGCACTATCTCCATCAGCTTCATTTCCTCTATTTACATAAGCTGTACCACCACTCTCTGAAAATATTTGAATCTTGTATGTCGTTGCACTTGTCGTGCTTGGGCTATCCAAAAATTCTATAGAATAATCTACAGTTGGGTCGGAAGACGTACACGGCCATTGTCCACCTGTGGTTGCTCTTGTTCTATTACTCGCTGAATCATGAATACAAATTTCAGTTGAACCTCTTAATAAAAATATTGGGTAAAGATATGGGGCAGTCCTAACAAGCCCGATATTTAATCTAGCTGTAATTAAAACTTTATTAGAAGATGAACTTGGTGTTATTGCAACAGATAATCCTGTAACATCAACTTTTGAACCAGATGTTGTGCTAAATGTATCTGTTTTTACAGCTTGTAATACTTGTAAAACTTTACCTGCTGTTATTGTTTCTGAAGCTCCTAAATCAATTGATGTTCCATTAACTGTTACACTATCATTTACTAACTTAGAATTTGCAATACTACCTGCTAATTGTGCATTAGTTATTGATATATCACTTCCTAATTTATCATTTATAACAGCTCCATCTTGAATTTCATTTGCTGTAATTCTTTCTAAGCTACCTGCTATTGCCATTATCTTTGTATCTCCATTAAAACTAATTCGCTTTGACAACACCCTGCAAATAAATTATCTCCATCATTCTCTGCTCTGTTTACATAAACTATACCTGCACCACCAGCAGTATAAGCATTTTTGCCCTGTATCTTATAAGTAATTTCACTTAAAGTTGCTGGGCTATCTATGAAATGTCTATTTAAACAATGTTGTCTATATGTCATTGATGCTATTGCTGTAAAAAATCCACCCATAAAAGCATTAACATTATTACTGCCACTATTTCCTGTGCCACTTCCTATTTCTGTTGAACCTCTTAATAATCTAAAAAATGGATAAGCATCATTTATACCACCATTCCAAACTGTGGCATGAATTAATATTTCAGATGTTGAGCTTTTGGGTGTTATTGCAGCACTCAATCCAATATCAACATAAGTTGCTGTTGCAGATGATGCAAATTTAGTGGTTAACTCACCTCTTACTACTTGTAAGATTATGCCTTGCTCTACTAATCCTTGTAATGCCATTAGATTTTCATTATGAACGGGTCTGACGCTTCAAAGTTAACAGTCACAGTTCCACCATCTGGTGTCGCTGGGAATCCCACTCCTTCTGATTGAATAAATAACAATGGACTCGTAGATGAATTTGTTGTTGCAATAAATAAAACAACTGCGTTTATTACGCTGTTGACTGCAACACTAGCAATATCTAAATTGTCAGCATCTAATCTACCACTAGCTACTGCAACATTAGATAATGAGCTTGTTGCTATTCTGGCTGCTACAGGTATGTCGTTTAAAAAATCATGTGCTGCATTGAATGTGTAAAGCGTAGTGTTTACAAGTGTTACACCAATTGTAGCTGTAGCTAGATTTATACTACCACTAGCGAAATATTGTCTTGCATTATCATAAACGTGAGCCATATGCTAATTCTACCTCAATATATAATCTATTCCAACAAGCATCAAAAGAATCCCAATAAAAAATTTTATCATTGCAACTATCTTATAATTCATACGTTTGTAAGATTATTTGTCCTGAATAAAATTGTCTAAAATAAGGTTGAATGAATTTTTCGTAAGGTTCTGTTTTGCCTATAATTCTTACTTTATAATAACTGTTTGCAAACGTATCATCTTCAATAAATCTTAAATCTGTGCCAGTAGAAAACCAAGAGCTAATTTGTGATACAGTTGCAGATGTAGCAAAAGTAGTTGGAATCTTAAATTCTTTGAAAGTTGATGAAGGAGTTATGTATGTAAATAATTTACCACCTTTTGTTCTTATGTCTTGCTTATCATAATTTGTGCTAAATGTATAACCATACCCAGCAAGGTCTGTTAGATTTATATAACTTGAATTTGGTACACCTAATAACATTGCCATTATCTTGGCTCCCTAGTTTGTAGAGTTGTTGTGTTGCCAGCTTGCCCTAAAGTATTTAAAGCTGGTAAGATTTTTTCTTGTGTTAAGTCTACCCAATAAGTCATTGGTTTCTCTGTAAGAGCAGCATCTATATTTGCTCCTGGCATAATATTAAGATTTTGTATCACTATTCCACCAACCATTTGTTCATTTGGAATTATTGTACCTGCTTGGTCGGGGACAAACAGCTCTGGTCCTCTTTCCCCAACCACAGATGCTTGTCCTATAGGAGGTCTTCCACCGTCAGCGAAAAGCCCACCACCGATTTTACCAATTTTCTTTATATTTATTTTTTTTGTAATACTTTTTACCCCA